ACCAGACCTGAATTTATTGCCCTGATTGGTCAGGATATCGTGGTAGATTATCCATTTGGTCGAGAACTCCAGCGGTGGAGCATGAAAAACTTTTATATCGATGGAAATGGCGAAGTCAAACATAATCGTCTCACGCTTATTATGGATGCTTTTATTGCCAACGCAAGAAATCCCCACAAAGGGAAGCCCACGCATGGTTAAGGAGGCGCCGAAAGATGAGGGCGATTGATTCGGATGCGCTAAAGGAGTATATCAAGAAAACAGATTTAACCGCTGTTGAACGGGGTGCGCTTTTGCAGGCGATCTCTAATATGCCCACCCTCACCCCGCCGAACGAGCCGCTGACGCTGAAGGAGCTGCGGGAGATGGATGATGAGCCGGTGTGGTGCTGTCCAAAGAACGATTCGGCCAAGGGGAGTTGGATGATCGTCGGTCCAAACGGATGCGAAAATATAACCTCCTTTGCAATTTACGATGACTATGGCACAGGATGGCTTGCCTACCGCCGCCCGCCGGAGGGAGAAGCCAATGCTTGAGGTTTGTCCCATTACACTGAAAGAGGCCAATGCCTTTGTGGAGCAGCACCATCGGCACCACAAGCCGGTCACGGGCCACAAATTTTCCATTGGTTGCACCGACGGAGAGAAAATCGTCGGCATTGCTATTGTAGGTAGGCCGGTGAGCCGTTATCTTGATGACGGCTGGACTCTGGAGGTTAACCGCCTCTGTACCGATGGGACGCACAACGCTTGCAGTATGCTCTATGCCGCAGCCTGGAGAGCTGCCAGAGCAATGGGCTACCACAAACTGATTACATACATACTGGACAGCGAAAACGGGTCCAGCCTGCGGGCGGCTGGGTGGAAATGCGTAGGACAGGCTGGCGGGTTGCGGTGGACGGGGAAACGCCGGCCAGAAGTTGATCTATGCCCCGCCCAGATGAAAATCAAGTTTGAGATTGACGATGGGAAGCAGGTATCGCCGTGAGACACCAATACACACGCGCAGAACTGGAATCCATTACCCAGGAGACGGCAATCTACATTGAGGGCGCAGGGATAGCCCAGCTCCAATGGGGCGGCCTGGAGATTGCAGAGGGGGTAAAGGACGGGTACCTATACTGCAAGCACATCAAGCCGTTTGCGATGGATCTGTACGACAAATACTGGACAGCCTGGGATAGGCCAGCGGAGGAGGACGCTTGATGGACATTGAGAAGCTGATTGAGCAGCTAAATGGATATTTTGAAGGGAAGGATTTGAAAAGATTCGTTGCGCTTGACGCTGCCACCGCCCTCTCCACGCTCCAGGAAGAAAACGAGAAGCTGCGGGCCGAGCTGGAAAACTACCGTAAAGGCCATTGCTCCGAGGGTGGATGTGCCGCGGAGAAAGACCGGGATGCTGTATTGGCCGAGCTGGAGCAGGTGAAGCGGGAGAGGGATGCGGCGATTAGAGATTTGGAAATGGTGTCTGTCTGCGATACGTGTGTGCACGAGCACGCCCCGTCCTGCCCTGGGTGCAATGACGCTGAAAACTGGGAATGGCGCGGCCCGGAGGAGGGGTGAGCATGGAGAGACTGACATACTGGTGTGACAATGGGCATGGTGGTGGAAAATGGTTTGTAGCTATCGATGCCGAAGGAGGAGAAGATTACGGTCCGCACATTGAACGCCTCGCCGCCTACGAGGACACTGGTCTGGAGCCGGAGGACCTAAAGCGGGCATTTAATGAGGATGATGTTTTAAAGCTGGCCGGACAAGCCCTTGGTATAACACCTGAACGCCTCCGCGAACTGGCCCAGGCGCACAAGGAAAATCGGGTATTGCCCGAGGGAAGTGGCTGGTTTGTTACATGTAGCGGGAAGAAGTTGACGGTTGTCATGGACATTGAGGCCGCACTACGGAGGGAGCAGGATGGATAATTATTTCAGTTCAAAAGACATTCTCGACAAGGCCATTGGAACTGATGCCTATTTCCAAATCAAATCTATTCTTTTTAGCCTGAAAGCCGCCGACGTTGCGGAGGTGAAGCACGGGAGATGGATTACAGAAATATGCGAAAGTATAAGTAAAAGAAACCGTCTGATTGAGTATAAAGTGTATTCGTGTTCTGTGTGTGGCAGAAGTAATGGGCGCGTCAAGAAAAGGTACTGCCCAAACTGCGGCGCTTTGATGAAGGAGGACTGACATGGAACGAGCCACAATGAAGGATGAACACGGATATTATCTGGTTGGTGACGGCATTTATAGCGATTGGGGAGTCCTTGAAAAGTTTCGTGGCGATGATATTGACCGCCTCGCTGCCTACGAGGGAACCGGCCTGGAGCCGGAGGAAATAGAACTGATGGAAAAGCAGAGGGACCTTTATGTGGACGCTTGTGGAGGACTCCCCCTTAGAAGAATCCGCGAGCTGGTTCAGGCAGACAAGGAGGAGCGGTGCGACGAGCCGAAAAGAATTACGGTCGACGATGTAAAGCTGATGGTGGCAGCTACCAAGAAAACCACTAGCTGGGATGGGAAAACGGCCTATGACGTCCCGGTAGGAGAGGGGAAGTGCGTCGAAAGCTTCCCGCGGGCAGTAAGGCTCTGGTGCGATTTCTTGGGCGTAAAATTTAAATGGAGGTAGTGCAGAATGGCCGATATTATGGTGCTCATAGCCGCCGTGGAATGGATGGTACTTGGTCTGCTTGTCCTGTGGAAGCTCAAGGGGTGGAATCGAAAGATGGAAGAGTTATACGAAGACATGAAGAAACAGTGGGAGGCGGAGGAATGAAGGAGTACATCGAGAAGGCGGATGCTATCAATCTGCTATGGCTTTTCGCAGACGAATCATGTGCCTCTGTTGTTTCGGACTTTGAGGGGCTCCCCGCCGCCGACGTTGCGGAGGTGCGGCACGCTTTCTGGTCAGATTATGGTTCTGGGGTATGCTGTACAAACTGTGGGGTTTTTTTATTCCATCAAGACGAAAATAACAACTGGGGCATTGAGCCAAGTAAATTTATGTTTTGCCCTTCGTGCGGCGCTCGCATGGACGAGGAGGCCGAGCATGAGACTAGTTGATGCGGATAAAGCCAGAGAGTGCTTTGGTGGTGATGGGATGACTGGAGCCGTCATGAAGCGGATGTTTGATGAGTTGCCGACGGTTGACCCTGTTCACGCTGCCGGCGGGTGCTATTGTTTGGAATGCAAGTACAAAGATGAATGTATTCGCCGCATTGAATTTATTGGGAGAAATTTTGTGCTTGAGCAAAACACCTACGAATATCATCCATTGAGTTTCTGCTCCTACGGCCAGCGAAAGGAGACCGACCTAGACGAAGCCATCGAAAAGTACCTGAAAATCAAGGAGGGGGGCCAACATGGACAAGCCGAGAATTTGCGAGGTGCTTGGGGTTGAACCAGAAGAAAAGTTTGAAATTAGAGGGAACACGTTAGGGCGATTTCGTATCAATAAATATGGGACATTCCAGATTGAAATATCAAATGACTGCTGGGGATTCTCCACTGTGGAATGTCTTAACAATCTCATAAATCATCCAGAAAACATCGCCCGCAAGCCCCGCTGGACGGAGCAGGAGGTGGAGAGGGCGAAGGCTATCAAAGTGCTATATCCAGTTGTTAAAACATTGGCATACGTTGATATAGTGGGACAGACATTTTACATGTATGATGACGAAGACAACTATAAGGGCAGTCTTGATAACCTTGATGAAACGTTTCCTACGCTGAGGAGCATAAGGCGGGCCACATTGGACGAGATCATCGGAGGTGCCCAATGATTTCCTTGAAATGCCCTGATTGCGGGTTCTTTTGGAAACAAATCTATTTGACCACTACGACTTCGAGGAGGATTGACGGCATGAGCGAGTGGATTAGCGTCAAGGAGAGGCTGCCGGATGCGCCTGGGCATTATCTCGTTTGCACCAATGTAAACTATTGGCACGGCGGGTGCATGGACAAAAACGAAGAGCATAAATATTGTGAAAGCGGTACGCCAATTGGGTTTTTTGGCACAACAATGAGTGTGCTGGACTGCTATTACGATATTACCGGGGACTGGAACAGGGTCTGTAATTGTCATGTCACCCACTGGATGCCACTCCCCGACCCGCCGAAGGAGGGATAGCCCTTGAACGAGTTCAAGGAGAGGATTGACGCTCCCCATGGCTAAAGCAAGGGGGACCCGCCGCCCAAATCTCGATGATAGAAGGGATGGAACCATGCATAGAGCGGTTTTTTGTAAATCGTGTGGGAATATGATAGCCACCACGGATGGAAACGAAATCAAAATTCAGCACCGTGGAAGAACCATTCGGGTGCATGGCTCTGCTTCTATCACATGTGAAAATTGCAAGGAGGATACATACATTGACACGAAATGTGTACGCAGACTATGCGGCGACAACGCCACTATGCCTGCCTGCGAGACGGGCGATGCACGATGCGTTTGATATATATGGAAACCCGTCATCACTACATTATGCTGGTGCTGAGGCCCGAAAATTGGTAGAAAAGGCCAGATCCAAGGTCGCCAAGGCCATCAACGCTGAGCCGGACGAGATTTACTTCACCTCTGGGGCAACGGAGGCAAATATTTGGGTGCTTTCAGCATTTAGTACAGTAAAAAGCAATGTAGAGCACAGTTCGATGGAATATGGACGGCGCGGTGGAATTGTCGGACTCGAAAGTGACCATCTAGGAATTGTACCATCCAAACCTGTTATAGACCTGACATTCATTGATACCATGTCGATTCTTTGGGTCAACAACGAGGTCGGGACAGTACAAGACATGAAATCGCTTGCGTCATGGGCGACCAATTCCGCTGATAAGCTATTCCATACCGATGCCACCCAGGCCGTCGGGCATATCTCGGTTGATGTGAGAGAGACGGGTGTAGACCTACTCTCTATGTCAGCTCACAAGTTCGGTGGCCCGAAGGGCATAGGAGCCTTGTTCGTGCGCAGGGGTGTAGATATACTCCCTATGCTCCACGGGGGACACCAAGAGGCAGGAAAGCGGGCAGGGACAGAAAATGTAATTGGTATCGCTGGAATGGGTGCGGCAATTGAGTGGGCAACCAATAACCTGGACAAGAGTGTGCCCTATCTCACTAAACTACGTGACATTCTGATTGACGGCATCCTCTCTATTCTAGGTACGGAACTGACTGGACACCCCACACAGCGTTCTCCATCCATCGCTTCCTTTGTATTCAGGGGTATTGACGGACAAGCCTTGGTACTAGCTCTGGATGAACGGGGCGTATGCGCTTCTTCCGGCTCGGCCTGTTCGGAGGGTCAGGTTGGTGTCTCTCATGTGTTGAAGGCGATGGGGTACACCGAGGAAACCGGACGTGGTTCTCTACGGCTGTCCATTGGATGGGATACCACCGAGGCAGACGTGCGGTACGTCATCCGAGCGGTCAAGGAAAGCGTGGAGGAACTGAGAAAGTAAGGGATTGCAGGGAGGTTATTATATTGAAAATTATTGATAATGCAGATAAGCAGAAAATTTATGAGTCTTTGGCGCGAGAACTTCGATTTATTCGGGAAATGGTTATGAAAATATACTGTGACAAGGACTATCTAAGTTTACTTGGGAAAACCAGAATGAGCGGGCTCTCACGAGCAGAAAACCAAATTTACCGCTGTATCCTGGAGGCAGAAGAGTACTGGGTTAGAGAATTGACACTCCTCATACCTAAAGGCAGGGGATTCTCGGCTCAACGACCGTTGCCTGCAAGCAGGTCTTACATGGTCTCCTCGAGCGTTGGGTTCGGGCGTGTCCCGCCCTACCGTGCGGAGGTCACGCCAACAGGCGCATACCCTCGTTTAAGATATTTTGTGCCGCATTAACGTCTCTCAAATGGTGTGCCCCGCATTCTGGGCAAGTCCACTCCCTCACAGAGAGGTCTTTCGTCCCCGGCCACTGTGCGCCGCAGGCGGAGCAGAGCTGAGAGGACGGATAGAACTTGTCCACCCGGACAACCGCTTTCCCGTACCACGCCGCTTTGTACTCCAACTGTCGCCGGAACTCACCCCAGCTTGCATCGGAGATAGAACGGGCCAGCTTGTGGTTCTTGACCATGTTCTTCGGGGCCAAGTCCTCAATGCTGATTAGATCATAGTCTCGGACAAGGGCGGTGGACAGCTTGTGGAGCATATCTCCCCGTTGGTTGGCAACGTGCTCCTGCAAGCGAGCCACCTTTACCCGTGCTTTCTCCCTGCGCTTGCTCCCCTTTGACTTTCGGGAGAGCTGCCGCTGGAGACGGGCGAGTTTGCGGGTGCTTTTGGTCAGGAACTTGTGGTTGGGATACTCCACTCCATCAGAGGTGATGGCAAATGATTTAAGCCCCATATCAAGGCCGACTACCGCCCCGGTAGAGGGTAGAGGGGCTATCTCCACATCGGCACAGCACAGGGCCACAAAGTATTTCCCGGACGGGTTCTGGGAGACTGTGGCGGAGAGGATACGCCCCTTGACTTCCTTAGAGACACGGCATTTTACAAGGCCGAGTTTAGGGAGACGGACGTGCTTACCATCAACATAAATAGTCGGCTTCCCATTGGTAACATGCTGTTTAGTCTTGTAGGACTTCCGCCTATCCCGCTTACTTTTGAAGCGTGGGAAGCCGGGCTTTTCGCCCTTCTTCACGCGGCGGAAGAAGCCTTGATAGGCAAAATCTAAATCGCGCAAAGATTCCTGCAAGGGTATGCTGTCAACCTCTTTCAGCCAAATCAACTCTTTCTTCAATTGAGTGAGCATAGCGGAGGATTTGACGTAGTTGATGGTTTCGTCGCTTGCCTTATAAGTTTCCTTGCGGAGGTTGAGAAAGTGGTTATAAACGAACCGGGCGCAACCAAACGTCCGAGCAATCATAGCACATTGTTCACTGTTTGGATATAGACGGAACTTATACGAATACTCCATTTTCTCACCCCGTTTCTAAGTAAAATTATACCACAAAACGATTAAAATCTCAATACGGAAGGGAGGCAGGGCGGCTCCTCCCCATAAATGAATTTAGGGGTATCCGCCGCCCGTGTTTCGATGAGCAGCAATTCAGGAAAGAATAGGTACGTCAGATCAAAGGGCGGCTGGGGCCCGCGGGGAGAATACTTTGATTGGTGCAGGCTTCGGGAAGATGGAACCATGGAATTTGGAAGCGAAGATGGAAACTATGCTGGAGGTACAACATTGAGCGCAGACTTCTATCCTAGTTGCCCAAGTGGCCTATACCCTTCAGACTCAGGAGATAGGGGATATTGGCACCATGCTAAAAAAGTATTGGAATCTATTCAAAAAGCAAAACCAGATTTCTTTGAGAGAATTATGGAAATGCTAAAGGAAAACGGAGTGCAAATCCCAGAATAACAAAAACGCCCCCGCTTGGCCGTGATGGTCAGGCGGGGGATTCGTCTTTCTTACGAGATTGAAGCGCGTCCCACTCCTTCTGGCGTTCTAGGATATTTGCCGCTGTCCCCCTACCATATAGATACGGATTCAAAAAGTACCTCCCGCGTCCCATGCGGATCAAGTACCCGTTCTCCATCAGATATTTCAACCCGCGTTTCATTGATGCCTCACCGAGGCCGTATGTTTCTCCTATGGAACTCAACGCATCGGATCCAAGAGAGATATAGGGGTCGCTATTGGCATAGGGGAGGCGGGCTGCCAAGGCACTCAAAAGAGTCCTTGTTGAGTGTGGTATTTGCTGCCGGAGCAACGGATTCTGCGCGAACTCTTTCACATATCGCGCACCAGGCTTTACGCTATACATTAGTTTCTTCACCTGGTTCGTCACTTCTCCGGTCTGCTGATCCACGATAATATACTCTTTTTGAACCTTGACTGTTTCTTTTAGTGCCCTGTCGCTCAATAGCCCCTCACCTCCTATATGCATATATACATTCTGTTATTACCAATAGAAAAGTATCAAAATGATACCTATTAAGTATCAAATTGATACTAATAAGGTATCAAAATGATACTTAATTCAAATGGACTGTAATCATTGTGCCACAATGGATTGAACCCGATTTTTGGGCAGCCGCCGCCTCTTTTATTTTCTATTATAGCATGGTAGTGTCCAGGAGTGCAAGTTGAAGCGCATTACTGAGCCGAGTCATTCTCAATCATAGTACATCTGGCGGTGACAGAAGGCTGATGATAGGGTGGAGGGGGATTGAAGAGGGGGCGGAGTCAGGCGGTGCAGAGTTGTCCTAAGGCTGGGAGAGGCGGGGTAAATGAGAAAGGGGGGGTACTGCATAGTAAAACTGGAAATCCATATTATGGGAATGACTTGGAAACTTACCCCCCATGATTGCTATAAATGATACAGAACTTGCATATAGAAGACGAAAACTTAAACATTCTTTCTAAGAATGTTTAAGTTGTGACCTATTTTTGCAAGATTACCCATCAAAAAATGAGTTACGATCTTGCGTAGCTCGTCAATTTGACGAAACATAGGGAAAAATATTTGTTTCAGGTGGGTAGGAGCATGGCCCACGCAACATCTAACCTGAGCGGCCCAAGCGTGTAGACTTCGGTTTTCTCCCTCCCGCGGGCTTGCGGCTAGTCGATAGACCGGGTAATACAGCGAGTAGCGATTCTGAGATGTTGCAATTGCAACGATAAGGGAAGTTGAAGGATATGGAGGCAAACCGCGCCATCTTCCGGGCAGCGGTGGAGCTGTCCCGGTTGAATGAGACGATAGACCCGGTGACAATCCGCTCGAAGGCCGGGGCCGCCGCAAGTCAGGAGTATATGCTAGACCTGATCCAGACGACGCA